CAAGTGTCGATCCATAAGCTGCCCGCAAGCTCATTCCAGTGTCTGCATCTGTTTTCACAGAGGTAGCAAATGGGTTTAGATCGCATAGTTTTGGAGAAGCAAAATAGAGCGGATTGGCTACCATGAAAACGCCACAACGATGACTTGGTAAGCAATACACATCAAACGTACCGCCCCCAGTGATTGTTGCATTGACATCCAACGGTAAGTTACGTTCAGTATTGTTTCCATCAGCATCATAAATAAGCGCTGGATATATAGGTAAAGCTGCTGATCCTACCCCAGAGGCAGTAATATCCGCAGTCACTCTTACTTGAACGATTTCAGTTCCAGGCGTGTAGCCAGTCCATTTTAAGTAGTTAAACGTTTTATTGTTTCTTAAAACAATCGATATGATATCGTTTTTCTTAAACGTAGCGTTATTGCCTGTAGCAACTGTTAGCGTCAAACCATCTGAACTTAAGTTGGTCACTGTGGTAGCAATATTGGCATCGCCCACCGTCCCAGATTGATGAACCTGGAGCATGTTAGAAGAGTGAAAAGAAACTCCGCCGAAATCGCCCACATCATAACTCATTGCCATTTTATCGTTACGCTGTAACGCAAATTGTGCCAAGCCTGAGTTAACAATTGTTGGAATAGAATCATTAGCAATAAACATTCGGGCATCCGCTGCATCTGGAATACCATAGCTCACCATCCGTTGATAAATTTGTGATAATTCACCAAAAGATCCAGGGGCTGTGATAACTGCACTGCCGCTTGATCGAGTCACATTTGCCCACGATCTAAATGTATGCAAAGGGATTTGACCTGCCAAGAAATTCTCAACGCCCGTGGCAATAGAGGCCATCTGAGACTTACCAATACCATTTTTATAGTCATTAAATGGGTATTCTGCGAACTGAATTGTATCGACCTGCCAAGAAGACTCAAAAGGCGTATCCAGCGTCAGAGGTTGCCATCTCACAACTACTTGAGCGCCTGCGCCTGAAAAGTCAGCAGCAAGTTTATTCTTGTAGTTCATTCGAAAGGGTTTTTGAATATTTATCGTATCACCCAAGTTAGCGGTACGAGAGACAAAGTCTTGAAACTTTTTGTTTGAATACCTTGTCAGGGGTTTGCTGTTTTGCAAGATGCCAAGATTAGCATCAGCCAGGGTTGCAACCTGCTTGAGCACGTTATCCGTATAAGCCATTTTTTAAAATCCTTTTAAAAATTAATTAAAAGGTGATGGCATCAATCAGAATCGATAATCTTGGGGATCTATTCTAATAGCCCCATTAACGACCACATTGGGTGCCTCACCACTTGCTTTTGGTGAGGGGCTGATCGTTGGGATAGGTTTAGCAGGGGCAACAACGTTTGATCGTTTTGCAGCACCTTTAACACTCTCCGAGACCTGAGCAACAAAATTTTGAAGAGCACCATTTGATTTTGACATCGCAAGAGCCGAAAACGTCGCAAACTTTGCCGGATCCCTAGAGAGCTCATAGGCAACATGGGCAGGATTATCAACAGTGGTTAGTATTAGCGGAATAGCTGGGTTAGCATTAAAAAGAGTTTCATAATCTCCCTTTGTTGCACTCACCACTCTATCAAAATCAGGTATTTTGCTTCGTACAACCGCCTCGTTTTGCTCGTAAGCAGAAACAGCTTGCTTGTACTCATTCACCGCATGCTCGTGATATTGCATTTTAACAATTTCAGCAGCAGCACCTAATTTAATCGCTTCGGTAGAATTTTTATCTTCTAACGCATTTCGGCGAGCCTCAAGCTCTCCGTACTGTTGTTGATAAACCGCTAGCTTTTGTTCAGCTTCTTTACGCTTAACGTTAGCATAACCTACCAGCTTATCTACTTTCGATTGAGGTACTAAAGGATCTTCATGAATAGCCTCGGCAGAGGTTTCTTCAGGAGAAGCTACAGCACTTTCAGTTGAAAGTTTATCCGGTTCAGATTGAGGTGTTTCTAGATTTTGCGTTGACTCTGGAGTAACTGGTTGCGCATTGGTTGATGCTTCAACCGGAACTTCAGATACAATAGTCTCTTCTATCATTTTTTCCCTCATCCTTGAGTTTTTTGCCCAGCGTCCCTGGTATACCGGTGAGTATGCACCGTCATAATGGTTAACCTGCCATCTCAGTAAGCCTAACGTCCTGTTAGTATTTAAATAGTAACATAAACACTGTAAAAGTCAATGTTTTTAAAAAGTCAACGGATTTTTAAAAAATATTTTACGATAATTGGTGGCTCGAGATGGAATTGAACCACCGACACAAGGATTTTCAATCCTCTGCTCTACCAACTGAGCTACTGACTCTCTTCAAAAACGTCAAAACCAGTTTTTTCCTGAACTTTTATAAATCTAATCCTATATTTTTTACCGTCTATTTCTATAAAAGGATTGCTGTTATCTGGTTAAAACGCGTAATAACTCTTCCCCGCCCATATTTCTAATCCCATTTTTACGCAGCTCGTGCATAATCTTTATAGATCTACATCCACATTTAAGACAGAGTATAGTAGAGTTTTGATCGTAAAAAAAGTTAAGTAGGCGGTCTAATGTATCAACATTAGCAGTTATAAGATCTAGCTGACGCATGTAATCTCTAAAGCTTTTATCTATTTTATTGTATCAAAAAGAACATAGTATAACTGTCTGCAGCTTTATATCAAAACTAAATCCTTTACTCATTAAAATACCTTAATTTACAATAACTTGCTATATATGCAGTTAACAGCAATATACAGCTTTAAGAGTCTCTGCGACTTTGCAAGGGTCGTTTGCCTCGTGCTTTGATATAAGCAATCTCTCCGCTTTAAATTGCTGTTATCAATAATCTTACACTTTTTTAAAAATAATTGAATTATTTTGAAATTGAGTGTTGACATCATCACGATGATATATTATAGTTACTACATAGCGTTGAGATTGTCTCAGCGCACAACGAGAGAAAGAAAATGAACACAGAAAAATTTGGAGTAGTTAGAATGGGAAAAGACGATATATTAGTTAATACAGATCTAGACACTATAAAGATAGGCGGCACATATATATACGATGCAATAGCTCAAAAAAATGTGATTATCAACTGTAAGAAAAAACAGGTATCTAGAGACAAAAGAAGAGTTTCGAAGGCTAATAAATCAATAGCAAACGTATTTTGTACAATAAAAAAGCTAGAAAATTCAGATTGCGATGATTTTTTATTTAAAAAAGAAGAGGTTGAATCATGCTATTAATAAAAGAAATACAACAGTTAATTTGCTGCGAAGAATGTAAACATAAAGCAATAAAATCTCAAGATTATATATTTATGTGCAAATATTGTAAAATTAGTACGAAAGACTTATATGATGTAGAAAAATTTTGTAAAACAACAGCAAAAAAACTACATAGTATGGAATTTTGGCAAAATGTAGCTGTTGATATAAATGAAAAAGACGCAACAGATCACACTGCTGACTACATGCTTAAAATAATTAGGGAAAACGGCGGAAAGATAGAGTTTATAAAAGATATATTGATTTTTTACATCAAAAATTGGCCTACTGGATTTGGAATGGATTTAACTGAAATCACTTGTCATAAACTAATATCAGAATATAAATTTGTAGGCATATAAGAGGTAAGTAAATGAAATATGAACTACCAAAAATTCCACAGGCTTTATTTGATAAATTAATTAAAGACCTGGAATACATTTATGAAAATCTAGGTAATGATGGACGTATTAGTCTCTCTTATCTTTTGCACAGAAAAATTAGAAAAATATTTAAAGTGCATGAGATTGAAAGAGCTAAAAATAGATTAAATATTGTAGATCACATAATTTAGGGTGGACAACTAATGCACGATCACAACGCAGCGCAAAGAAAGTATAGTAAAAAGATGAAATCGGTGAGCTTTTTGGTGACTCATGAAGAGCATCAAGCGGCAACTGACTATTGCGCTAAAAAAAACATGTCATTTAAGCAATTATTTTTAGAAAAAATATCTAAACTATTTACTAAAAACCCTTGACATCATCATTAGGCGAAACTTGTTATCTAGCCTCGTGTTTTTTAAGCTACGACGAGAAAGAATGGCTAAAAAAAGCATGCTTATTGTAAAAGCTTATAAAAAGCATGCTTTTCTATTTGGCAGACCAGTAGGGACTCGAACCCCAATCAACGGTTTTGGAGACCGCTACTCTACCGACTGAGCTATCGAGCCATTATTAACTCTCCTTTTTAGTCAATTCAACTGATTTTTCATGTCTAAACTTTTCCCAGTCTAACACTTTATCTACCGAAGCGTGCGTATGCTCCATATTTTGACGTCTCAGTTCAAGTTCAGCAGCTACATTATCGGCTTTAGCAGTGACTGCCACCTTTTGATCATCCAAATGTAAGCGCAATTGTCTTTCTGTTAAATCTTCTTTGAATTTATCCTGTTCAAACCGAAAACGTTGTTGTTCGAGTTGTAGCTTAGGCTCGTCGATCATTTTAAGTTTCATCTGCTCAGTTTGCTCATGCATCATCGTCGCATTAGCTTTAATCATGTCAGGACTTGGGGGAGGCGGAGGCGGTGGATTATCCTGCACCTCTTTAGCAATATCTCGCAGCTTATCAGCCCCCTTAAAGTCAAGATTATCCAAAACAATTGACAACCCTTTAGTATTAATCAACTGTGCCAACGCAGGGAACTTCTCACCTAATGCGCCTAATAACTCCACATTATCACGCTTAGTTTGTGCGAAGTTCGATCCTTCTTTCATATGCACTTTCATTTTATAAATATTGTAATCAAGCTTTATGCCATCACCGCCAAAGTCTAAGAAATGCTGCTTATCATCAATGGTGAGAGGAACTGTTTCTGGTGTTACTTTTATGTATGGGGTTACTTCAATAATGATTTTAGCAACCTGGTTCATACTGCTAATATAGTTTATCATGACAGGCTTTGCCGCAGCATTAGATTGAGTAGTGCTTGCAACAATGCCTACTTTGCTCATATCAGCCCGTGCATCGCCTAATTGTGCATCATAGGCGCCCAATTGATTTTGCTGCATTTGCTCTGTGCGATCTAAAAACTGCAAATAAACTTCATTCACTTGCCCTCTTGGGAAATACTGCGGTGCAGGAATGATATCGGGCAAGCCAGACGCTAAAGGCTTGGGATTTTGATGATTATAAACTAATATTCCGCCTCTAAAATTAGGATCTAAATAAGGTCTTAGATAGTCTTTATTCTTAGGTAAAGCAGCCTCTGGCATAAGAACATCGCTTTTTCTAAGACTTGACACTTCATCGGCTAACTGATTCATCACAAAGTTTTTTAACCGCTGAACATCAATAACATTGTGAAAATAGGAGCGCCAAATATGCTTTAAACCCTCTCTCCAGCCATTGCCATCAAAGAATACCAGAGGGAGCGATTTATAAACCGTAGGTTCTCTCTCCTCTACTATTTTATTACCAATAAATACCACACGTTCGATATAATCGACCTCTCTGCGTTCACTTTTTTCAACTACTTTCGGCTTAATTGAATTTTGTTTAACAACTCCCATAGCTTCTTGTAAAGCATCCTGCGTACTATCTTCCTCTACTTCCCCCTCTTTAGTCTTCTTCTGCATGAAGATTTTTCCATACTTTTGCGTATAGTCTTCTTCTCGCATACAAGTGTTATCGCTTAACAAAAGCAAATTAAAGTTTCTGTATTTTTTTTGAAATAATTCACACACATAAATTATTCTGGTTCTATCCTTATTAGGCATAGTATAACTAAAATCAAAACCATCGCCCTGCGTTGGAAACGGAAGAGCTAAAATTTGATTGTGATCAATGTGATATTTTTCTTGAATTTCAGTGCTTGTCATTGGGTATAATCGATAACAATAATCACCATCTGATTTATCTTTTTCGATAGCTTTTGGATCAAATCCACACATAGTGGGATCACAATATTCTGGCTTGAAATCTTGCTTAAAAGTCTCTGGGTTTTCATAGTCATACCCCACTTTAACAACTGCCGCACCGCCGGCCATCATGCTTCTAAAGACCTGATTGTCTAAGTCATTTGCTTTAAAGTTATCAAGTACATTTCGAAGAGTGTAATCAACATACGCCTCGTAAATTTTCTTTTTGTCATCCTCTTCATCCGCATCATAAGAAACGTGTAAATCAGGGTGACTATCGGCAAACTCACCTAACAAACGATTGACAAACGGCTCAATTGAATTAGCAGCAAGGCAAGGAAGCCCTAGAGATAATAGCCTTGATTCATCACTTCCCCAAAAAGTTTTGTTAAACACAAACTTCATACAAGCTTTGTAATTTTCAATATTTACTTTATTGTACTCTTGCGTAAAAGTAACAAGAGCCTTTAGTTCTTTAAGTCCCTCCTCTCCTTTTGCATCATCTATGTATGTATAGTTATCCATATTAACCTTCCTTGGTTTTTCCTTTTAGCCACCTAGCACTGTGCGATGGCCTCCGTATAAATTCACTGCCGGTCTTTCTTCTTCTAAATTGAATCGCTCTTCAATGAGAGCTAATTGAACTGCATCTGCACAAGTATCTGCAATATCGTCAAATCTATGAGAATTATTGGCCGTAATTTTAACCATGTGAGAAATAAAATCTTCAGAATATTTAGCACCTCTTGTCACAGAGATTTGATGAGATGCTGCGTAAGGTTGGGCATTTAAAAATCTTGTTGTTTTACACAGTCTATTATTTCTATCAATTTCAATAGCATTAAGACCCACTATATCTTTTGTAATCGATAGCAGTGTAGTTCCCGTTGATTTTTTCTCAATAAAGCAATATGTTGGCCTTATTTTATTTCTACAACAATCTGACCAGAAATTTAATAACCGCTGTTTTAGATCTTTTGGTTCACACCGAAATTCAATACAATCAATTAAATGTAAAGCATAAACCTTAGTGTTAACTCCTGACTGAATGATTTCATAAACTCCCCAAAAGGAAAAAGCATTTGCATCATTATATGTTTGTTCCGTTTCCGATGTATCACAAGTAATAAATGCTGAATGAATATTGCTTGGAATCTCATCTTTTAAAACAAAATAATCACGTTTAAATATTGCACCTCCCGCAGGAATAGGGTTTTGCTGTATTTGTGAAGCAAACATATACGGCGCTGTTTTTTCCATCTTAAGTAAATCATCAAGGGTGTGAATAGCGGGATGAAGGGGCAGGTTATTTTCAAGCCCTGGTAATACAATCTTATCCCACACATCCCCATCAAAGCCCTCTAGCAATACTCCTGCTAAATCAGCTTCATTGACACGCTGACCGATATAAATAATAGGAACATTGGGACCATTTTTACGAGAAATAAGTGTGTTTTGATACCATTCATTTCGACCTTCTCTAACCACGTCTGAATCTGCGTCCTCTGGTTTTATAATGTCATCAATAACAATGCACCCGCCGAATCGATCACAATTTGAAATGCCCGCACCAAATCCTGTAATAGATCCCCCCGCGCCTGCTGCATAAACACTACCCCCAGCGGTTGTATTAAAGTTATCCTTAGCCTGGGTATCTTCTGAAAGCTTTACATGGGGGAAAAGTCGTTGATACTCTTGTAAGTTAATAATCTCTCTAATCGTCGCTGTTTGTTTGGTCGCAAGCGTTTTAGAATAGCTTACGTAAATAAACTTAGCATCAGCATAGCGTGCCAAGCACCACGCTATATATTGTATGATCATCTCTGTTTTGCCATATCGAGGAGGCACATTGATCAACAGTTTTTTAATTTCACCGTTAAAACACTTCGTTAATCCTCGCGCTATAGCGATATGATGAGATTCACGACCAACAGGCTTTGAAACCTCAAACTTTCTTCCTGTGCGAATCTTATAAAAATAGCGAGTAAACTCTAAAAAAGAACCCAACAAACGATACCTAAGCTCATCCGTTGGGTTTAGGTCAGGAGTAATACTCATTCTTAAAACTCCTGTTTGAAGTTTTGAAGAATATCTTTATCAGGCTTCCATGAATTAACTTTGTGCTCTACTTTCTCAGCTTCATAATATCCAAGTTGTTTTGAGATCATATCAAGAGCAGAAATAGCCGCTCGTGCATCTACCATCTGCTCAGCACCATTTTTTTCACAAAGCTTGCTATGAACTTCGACAATCTCTTTGAGTTTCTTAAAATTCCACTCAAGATTGATTTCTTGACGAGAAGCAACAATTGACTTTTGATCTGATAAAAACTGCTGAATAAACGGGTCTTGAAGAAGCGTCCATGCCAGAGAGCCTGCACTCTCTCTACTACTGACGTCATAGCCTGCATCAATTACAGCTTGAGCACCATTGCCGTGCTTTAAATAAGCACGTGCAAATAGTTCTCGCTTGTGATTTAACTCACTGTGTTGCTCATCCATGAGCGCATATACTCCCTGTATCACAGGACCTTATATTTCCACCCCACATCATCCGTGATAGAATACAAGATCACAGTCATTGTAAGTCACGGAGTGATAAAAATGCAATCAAACGGGTCAAATGTTGCACTGCAACAAAAAAGCACAGAAAGAGTCAAAAAGCACCGAGAAGAAACAAAAAAATTAGGCTATAAAAGAAAGATCTATTGGGTTAAAGAAGAGACTGACTTTAAGATAAAGCGATACGCAAAGATACGAGGAAAGCCCGAATGCAGAATTATTGATGATCTTATGAAGAACGTGTTTTAGTAAAGCATTGCCCAAGACTTTTGAACCATAAAAAACTCATTGTAATATATTGTTTCTTCAGTTTTGATAATCTGAAGAGGTTCAAAATTTATTTTATTCTGAGTAATAAAACTTCGCTCTCTTAAAAACATCATTACATATTTATAGCGACGAGCAACTATATGACAATGACTACAATTCTCCATTTTTAGTCTACAAGATAAATCTTTGCACTCTTCAAATTCATCAACTTTATAGTTTTTTAAGCTTAGTTTGTTTAAAAAGTGTAGACTAAATTTAATATTTGGAATATAAGACAAAACAACCATTTCGCCCTCTATCTTAAAATGACAGTGCTTATGTTCTTTGATAATTTTTTTAGTTCTACTATCTCTATCATGATAAAGACAGCTCTTAGCAGTACACACATTGACTCTACAATCCATAAATTAATTACTCAATATA